AAGATCTTCTGGTCTTGCAGGATATGATCCAATCCTCATCTCGCTCGTCCGTCGCTCAATGCCAAATCTCATGGCATATGATGTTGCATCGGTTCAGCCAATGACCTCACCAACAGGCTTGATCTTCGCAATGAAGTCAACCTATACAAATCGTAGTGGTCCAGAAGCATTGTTCAATGAAGCATTTACAAGATTCTCTGGTATATCCGGACCAGGTGGATCAACTGTAGAAGCGTCGGGATTTGTTGGTGATCCTCTATATGGTCTTCTCGGAGTCACCGGTTCAGGTATGGGAACAACTCAAGGCTGGGTGCCATTCCCAGGTATGAGCCGCGAAATTGGTGAAGGTCTTGGAGAAGGTGGAGCCGCAGGCGACTTCAACACCATGGCATTCACGATTGATCGCGCATCAGTCACAGCAAGAACTCGCGCTCTCAAGGCAGAGTATACAATCGAACTCGCTCAGGATCTCAAGGCAATCCATGGTCTTGATGCAGAAACAGAACTCGCAAACATTCTTAGCACGGAAATCCTTGCTGAAATCAATCGCGAAGTCGTTCGTTCGATCTACACTACAGCCAAACTCGGCGCACAACACAGCGATCTCTTCTACAAGACATCAGGAAACTCATACAATTTCCAACCAAACGCATCAAATCCAGCATTGAGCGGTGGTATCGCATCACCGGGTGGTGTCTATGACCTTATCCGCGACTCAGATGGTCGTTGGTCTGCTGAGAAGTTCCGCGGACTCATGTTCCAAATTGAGCGTGAAGCCAATGTGATTGCTAAGGATACCCGCCGTGGAAAGGGCAACTTCATCATCTGCTCTGCCGATGTCGCTTCTGCTCTCGCAATGGGTGGTTTCCTTAACATCAGCCCAGCACTCAATGTCAACCTTGATGTTGATGATACTGGCAACACCTTTGTTGGTGTTCTCAATGGCAAGATCAAGGTCTATGTTGATCCTTACTCCTCTGTCGGAGTTAATGCCTCCGCTCGCGACTTTGTCTGCGTCGGATACAAGGGAACCTCACCATATGATGCAGGACTCTTCTACTGCCCATACATTCCGCTCCAAATGGTTCGTGCAATCAATGACGCGACCTTCCAGCCAAAGATCGGCTTCAAGACCCGTTACGGCATGGCATTGAATCCATTCGTCAACACTCAGAATGTTGACCCATCAAATTCAGTCAACTTCCGTACAAACATGTACTACCGCATCTTCCGCGTGGACAATCTCCACGGCGTCAATGCAGTAACTCCAATCTGATAGTTGACTGACAGATAGATAACAGAAGTCGGGGGGAGAAATCCCCCCGATGTTCTTTTTAAGGAATACATATTGACATGAGCGAAGAATACGATCTATCACAAGTCAATGCTGCTGCCATCAATGATGAAGGCACAAGTTACAACGCATTGCTGAGACAACCAGTAAATATAAATGCGTTTCAGAGTACCAACTTTAAGATGACATTCACTCGTATTCCGAATGTCACATTTTGGTGTACGTCAGTGAACATTCCATCCATAACGGTTGGTGAAATATCAATCCCAAACAGACTACTAACGCATCATGTGCCAGGTTCATCTGTTCAGTTCGATCAGTTGAGAGTGTCATTTGAGGTGGATGAGGATTTTGCAAACTGGTATGAAATATACAGATGGATGCGCGGAATTGTTCCATTCGAAGACTTCAACGATGTTTATACCAACGAGAACAACTATTATTCAGAAGCAACAATCCATTGCTTGAACAGCGCAAAAAATCCATATAAGAGATTTGTTTTCAAGAATCTTTTTCCCGTGAGTATCGATGGATTTGATTTGAATGTTGCATTAACCGAACCCGAACCAGTTCAAATCAGTGCAACATTCACATTCGAATCATTTGAACTTGAATCTGTAACTTGACATCATAGTTTTCAGTGTTATCTTATTCATTATGGATATCGAAACAATCAAAAAGATGGTTGATCAGGACATGAAAATCGATGACCTGAATCTAGACCTTGAATCTCTGAAGTCACCCCAACTCCACAGCAAGTATCTCAACTTGCTACACGACGAGTCTCTATCTCTGCATAAGGCAACTATAGAACAAAAAGAACTTCGTCGCCTTAAGTGGGAATACTATCTTGGCAAGATGGATCAAGAAACCCTTGATGAAAAGGGGTGGCAACCATTTGGTCTAAAGATTCTTCGCACAGATATAGATGTTTACCTTGAATCAGATAAGGATCTTCTCCGTATGGAGGCTCGTATCCATTATCTCAAAGAAAAGGTGAAGTATATCGAATCCATATTACAGTCTATTGGAAGACGAGGTTGGGATATCAAGTCTGCAATAGAATGGAAGAAGTTCATGAGTGGCGCATGAAAATAGTGACTGAAGGAATTCATAGGGTATATTTACGGCAAGCATATATCCATGCACAAGCCAAAAGTCAAGACACCAATACTCAAGTTGGTGCTTTGATAGTGTTTCCTTCATCGGGAATCATATCAGCAGATGTAAACAGATACCCATCATTAAAAGAGCCTGATGGACAACTCAAATATGATTACATCGAACACGCAGAAAGAACAGTAATTTATAGGTGTGTGAGTAAGGGTCTTACCACTCTGAACACCCACATGTATTGCCCTTTCATCAGTTGTCCCGATTGTGCAAGAGCCATTGTCCTGTCGGGAATAAAACGAGTTGTTGGTCACAAGACTATATGGGATAAAATCCCCAATCGGTGGCGAGAGAAATGCAATATCGGAGTCAATATACTTGAATCTGCTGATGTTGAAGTTCTACTTTACGATGGCAAAGTCCTAAACGACGGAGAGTTTAAGATTCGTTTCAATGGAGAATCTATCGAACCATAAATATCTGCATGGATACATTGGTTCTAGAAGATGTTGATTCGGTATTCATTCGTGTAAGATGTGAGCGCGGTACCGCAAAGGAGTTGAGCGATTGCTTCTCCTTCAAAGTTCCGAACCACAAGTATATGTCTCGCTTTCGCAAATCGCGATGGGCTGGAGACATCAAACTCTACAACATAGGAAAAGCCACGATCTACAAAGGTCTGAAGAACTATGTCACCAAGTTCGCAGCAGATCGCGGATATCATCTTGACAACCAACTCAAGTCAAGTCCAAGCAAGCCTCTGACCGCAGAGCAAACCGATCTACTGTTTGACAAGTATGTTGGCAAGGCATCAGGAATCCCGTCTCTTCATGACCATCAACGAGAAGCCATAGTAAAGGCATCAGAAACATCTAGAATCCTTCTCGTATCTCCAACGGGAAGTGGCAAGTCTATGATCATCTACATGCTGGTGAGGCATCTGCTTGAGCAGACAGAGGGTAAGATACTCATTGTTGTACCAACCATAGGATTGGTTACTCAGATGATGAGCGACTTTGAGATCTACTCCAAGGGAACCGATTGGAAAGTTTCCAAAAACTGCCATGGAATCTACGCAGGACAAGACAAAGAAACAAGTAAGCGCGTTGTTGTGACAACATGGCAATCTGTGTTCAAACAACCAAGATCATACTTTGAGCAATTCACCGTTGCATTCGGAGACGAGTGCCATATGTTTAAAGCAAAGTCTCTATCGGGTATCATGGAGAAACTCACCAACTGCGACTATAGAATAGGAACAACTGGTACTTTAGATGGAATGCAATGTCACAAGTTGATAATCGAAGGTCTGTTTGGTCCGTCATATCATGTGACATCAACCAAGAAACTCATCGACAAGAACATCTTGTCTCGTTTGAAGATCGACACGATCATGCTACAATACGGAGACGAAGAACGTCGATCCGTTAGCAAATATACCTATAGTGATGAGATGTTGTGGCTCATCCACCACGACAAGAGAAACAGATTCATCGTTGATCTAGCATCTCGTTTGAAGGGAAACACACTTATACTATTTCAGTTTGTTGAGAAGCATGGAAAATATCTACACCATCTAACCTCACAAACCGATAGAAAGACATTCTTCGTGCATGGAGGCACAGAGGCAGAAGACAGAGAAAAGGTAAGAAAGATACTTGAAGAGAATGACTCATGCATAGTAGTTGCTTCGTATGGCACGTTCTCAACAGGTATATCAATCAAGAGACTTCATAACATCATATTTGCATCACCAAGCAAATCAAGAGTTAGGGTGCTGCAATCTATTGGAAGACAACTTCGTGTTTCGGAACATAAAGACTACGCAAAACTTTACGATATTGGGGATGATTTGTCATGGAAGAGCAAAAAGAACCACACACTTCGACATTTTGCGGAACGAATAAAGATCTATCGGTCAGAAAACTTCGACTTCAGACCAGTGCTACTAAAGATGGAGAATCTACCATGAGCGAATACATCTTGATCAAATTGAGATCAGGTGAGGAAATAATCGCCAGCGTTCTATCCAAGAACCGCACTAGTATGAAAGTTTCTCGCCCTATGATCATTAGGCAGATTCCCTTTATGGATCATGCCAATGGTTCACTCAAAGCAGCATCGGTGATGGAGAATTGGATTGGTAGAACCAATGAGAATGAAGTCAGCATTCCAAATAGTTGGGTTGGTATAAAGATGTCCCCAAACCAAGAGATCATTGATGCGTATGAGAAGTATAAGGAACGGGAAGATAATCCGTCACTTCCACCATTAAAGGAACAACCGAAGACTCTGCGTGAGGAAGTTGACGAAGAAAAGAAAAGAGAAATGGAAGAGTACGAGAAGGAAGTTACTCGACTGATGAAAGAGATGTCTGCCGATGCTGGCATCTTCCCTCCTATGCAAGACATGTCTAACTTTGAAGCAACCATTAACTCACAACTCAATCCAAAGGATCCTGCTGGCAAGGAAGTCATCGTTGTCAATTTCATGATTCCTGCCAAGATATTCCGTAACCTTGTTGAGGAAGGCTTCATTGAAGATCTCATGACTGCTGGTATGAATGTTGATGACGAAGATGACGATGATCTTGAAGACGATGTTGATCCATCAACTCGCAAACAACTGAAGGATGATCAAGGTATTCGTGATACAGAAGATACTAACTGGGGCAACAGTCTTAAAGACTGGAGTCCAGATCCAAAAGACTATCTGTAATACTTAAGTAATAGTGTTCTGAAAGAACACTTCTTGATGAAACACGACACAGTCAAGTTACATACTTCGTTTTCAACTGTCAAGACCTTTCCAAATAAATCAATTACCACGCTTGCTTATGTTGATAACTGGTGTATGATGTTGTCACAATGAAAGGTATACAACATGAACGAACAAGGTCACTACATAGACAACAAAATATTTTACGAAGAGATGGTGAAGTGGAAGAAGGAATGCAATAAAGCCAAAAGAAAGAAACTGCCACAGCCACCAGTAACCGAGTACATAGGCAAGTGCTTCCTTGCCATCGCAGAGCGATTATCGTACAGACCAAACTTTATAAACTATCCTTATAGAGAAGAGATGGTTGGGGATGGAATAGAGAACTGCCTGATGTATGCAGCAAACTTTGATCCAACGAAGTCAAAGAATCCATTCTCGTACTTTACACAAATAATCTACTATGCTTTTGTTCGTAGAATACAAAAGGAAAAGAAGCAGAATTACATCAAGTTCAAGAGCATAGAAGTGGCGCAGTTGAACGGGAAGATTCCCAACTGGCTCAAGAATGTTTGTTATGATGAAAACAAGGTTCAGGATTTTTTCAAGTCTCTTGCTTTGTCGGAGACTGACTTGAAGAACTTTGAGACTTCTCCAAAGAAGGAACCGAAGGTAGAACCGAAGACAGAACCGAAGACTGTTGTAAAGAAAGCCGCCAAGAAGAGCAAGAAGAAATGAAAATTGCAATCATCACAGATACTCACTTTGGTGTAAAAAATGATGACCCGATTTTCCTTGAGGCGTATCTTTCCTATTTTGAGGAACAGGTTTTCCCTTACCTCACCAAGAAGGGAATCAAGACCGTCATTCACATGGGTGATGTGCTTGATCGCAGAAAATACATAAACTTCAATACGCTACACAATGTTCGACGGAGATTTACTGAGTGGTTCTCCAAGAACGAGGTTGAAGTTCATTGTGTCATCGGAAACCATGATTGCTATTGGAAGAACACCAATCAGGTCAATTCTGTTGTTGAAATATTTGGTGATACATTCAAGGTCTATGAGAAACCAACCGATGTTATGTTGGGTGGTGTGATTTGTGGATTTGTTCCATGGATTGCGAAGGATAATGCGGCAGAGGTATATGAGTATCTCAAGAAGAGCAATGCTGATGTGCTTTTTGGACACTTCGAACTCACAGGGTATGAGGTGGTTCGTGGTGTGAAGCACGAAGGTGGATTAAATCCATCGGTACTTTCTCGCTTCAAGCAAGTGTATTCGGGACACTTTCATTGCAAACAGCAGAACGGGAATGTCCACTACCTTGGCACTGCTTACGAAATGTTCTACTCTGAGGCAACGGAAACTAAGGGTTTTCATGTCTTGGACACGGAAGATGGCTCGTTAGAGTTTGTTGAGAACACCCGAAAGTTGTACAAGAAGATATCTTACAATGAGAATCTTGACAACCTGGGTCACGGAAACTTCAACTTCTCTACTTACAAGGACTCTTTTGTGAAATTGGTGGTTTCGTCAAAGAAGAACACTGCCAAGTTTGATATGTTCTGCGACAAACTCTTTGAATCAGGAATCTACGATCTACAGATCGTGGAGAAACTTGAGGAAGAGGAACAGGTTGAGGATGAGTTTGTGTCGGAAAAGGAACTTTCCAAGAACACCATTGAACTCATCGACGGCTACATCGATGAACTGAAGGTCGATGATGGATCATCCCTAAAGTCCCTGATGCGAGAACTTTATACTGAAAGTTTGTCTCTCTAGTTTCCTAAATAATAGGCAACTAGGAGACATGAAATGGGTAGAGTTCTTACTTCTGAAGATTTGAGAAATTGGTTTAGTAAATCCCACCCAGAGGGTGGTTGGAAGCGAATCAATTCCAAAGGTGAAGCGATTGGTCCCTGTGCCAGAGAGCCTGGTGAACCAAAGCCCAAGTGCATGTCCAATGAAAAGAGAGCCATGCTTTCCAAACGTGAGAGAGCATCGGCTGTCCGTACAAAGAGAAAACACGATCCAAATCCAGAACGAAAGGGTGAGCCGATCATGGTATCCAATTTTGGCAAGGGGAAGATTACTGAAGAAAATGAACCAACCAATAAGGAACTTTGGTCTAAGATCCAATCATTGGTTTCTGGTAAGGTTGCAAGCATTGAATATAACGGAAAGACTATAGAAGGACCAAACAACGGAAAAGGTTTCCGTGTTCACCCAAGTGCATACTCCAACGGATGGGCATCTGCCAAATACAAGGAACTTGGTGGTGATTGGAAGACCGTTAAGGAAGGCAGATACAACTTCAATGGTTTTGTTGATAGAGAACAAATACTTTCTGAAATGAAAACTTTCGGTGAGGTCATTGGCAGAACCGCAGCAGTTGTAGTTGAGAAATACATCGTTCAAGACAATTTGAAGTCGGGTGTTGGTGCAGATGAACTTCGTTCTTATGCAAAGAAGTTCGGTGCCAAGACAAAGTCACAGAAGGAAACCACTGAGTTCATGTTCGATGACGAGAACGCCGCAGACTCCTTCATGAAGGCTATTACGGGTAAAAGCCTTGCTGAGGCAAATGAATGTGAAGGTAGACAGGCTGGAAAGCCGTGGAGAACTCCTGGTGAGAAGAAGAAGTTTGCCGTCTGCGTAGACAACAAGATTGTCCGCTTTGGTGATCCTGGTCTTTCAATCAAGCGAGATCAACCGGGTAGACTGAAGAACTTCCGAGCAAGACATGGTTGTGACAAAGGCGGAATTGCAAGAGACACGCCAAAGTACTGGTCGTGTCAGATGTGGCGTAAAGACAAGAGCGTGACTGATCTCACACAGGGGGAATAATGGCTTTAGTTGAGCAAGACTTTTTGGTTGAGCAAGGTTCTACATTCATTCTTCAGTTTGATCTGAAGAAAGATGATGATACCGCATTGACCACAACTCAAACCAATCAGTCAACAGCAGTTGCATCTGCAACTGATATAAGCATGAGAATGAAAGTCAGAAAAACAAAGTATAGGACGAACACACCGATACTTGGGATAACGTATAACGCAGTTTTGCAGAGTAATGTTGAAAGTACTCAAGGCAACACGGTTGATGGATTTTACTTTGACTCGGAAAATCAAGGTAGAGTAAAGTTTGTCATTTCTTCTAACACCACTGCTTCTTTAAAGTATGGAAAATATTTTTATGATATTGAAGTTGTGCAGACGAAAGGAAGTAGCACAGAAGTTACTAAGGCTTTGTCTGGTAGAATGGACATTGAAGCAGAGGTGACAAACTAATGCCAGCATTGAATACAGATTTGTCGGTTGAACAGGGTTCAACATTTGTGCTTGAGTTTCAAGTATTCAATGATGAACTTCAGCCGTTGTCTCTTTTGACATCAGAGATAAATGCATTTGGTACGTTGGTGTATTCTATTGATGACTATAATGTTCGAATGAAGATTCGAAAGTCTAAGTATCGTGATCCTATTTTATTCACTATAGGAACAACAATGACCTATGCCTTTCAACCAGGCAGTACTCAAGGGTTTGTACAAGATGGTGTATTCTTCCTTGGTGGTGCAACTGGATTCATGCGACTTGTTTTATCAGCAGACACAACAGCCGCATTTAAAGCGGGTAGATATTTTTATGATATGGAACTTATTCATAGTGTAAGTGGTGGGGAAATAGTAAGCAAACTTCTTTCAGGAAAAATAGAAGTTGAAGCGGAGTCAACGAAATGAAGATTGTTAACATACGAGTTCTCAACAACTATAAAGTAAAGTTGACAAATGCTAAACTCACAGGAGTAAACTCATCACAGAGTTCTATATTTGAACAAGGAACTCGCAGTCCAATTATTATTACAGAAACACCAAATGTAGAGTTTCAAGAGAAATTTAATAGAGTGTTCAATTATCTTATAAGCAGATATGAACCAGGTTGGTCTGCTGCAACTGCTGACCTCGGTAAATCTGCAACAATGCAATTGTTGGGTATCTCAAGTGGTATAAATCCGCTTGTTTTAGGTGGTACTGTAGAAACTGCCTTTAATTATACAACAAGTGGAGATGAAGGGTGGTTTGATCCACTAACACACCCAAAAGATTTTGCGTCCGCTGTTCGCGCTGCATACAAGAAGTTTGAACGAGCAAGAAGTCCGAAGAGAGCAGCAAATAAATTTGTTCAATATAACTTGAATGGAATATATGCTCAGGATTTCTTATTTAATGGTGGTAATGCTTTCTTTGGATATCACCCAAGATTTGATTGGTATCCTGGAAATTCTTTACCACAGCAAATTCATATGGGATTCAGTGCAAACTACGACAACTGTATTCGTCGTTCTTTATTGCATAGTCCATATGGCAATTTTACAAGCCCAATGAATAGTCTCGCAGGAAATTGGCGAAGATATCCGTGGTTGAGTGACAGATATACTTCTGAATCATTTCAGTTTGACATGTATTTGTTGATGCGAGAAAATACAACAATACAAGATTTGCTTTCAGATCACACGATGGGAAGATCAGCGGAACTTGGAGTTGTTGTTGATGGCATAACGGATATTCATTTGAACACTCTTTATAGGGGTGTTTGTTTTAATGCTGGTGTGATATCAATAGTTCCATTTAATGATTATGGTAGAACGGGTGGTGGATATTCTGCGGATAGAGTTATTGTTGGTTCTCCGTGGATTCGATTTCCTGATGCAATTACATACTCATCATGGTGGGGAAATGCTAGTGAACGTGCGGGGCTTTGTTTTCATTACAATAGTCTGTTAATGTTTAATGGAAATACTTTCCCATCCAATCCACAGATTCTTTCAGATGCGGTTGCTAAATCTCCGATGTCTGATGTGGTTGGGCTTTCTTATGGATATGGTGAAACCCTCCTTGAATCGCTGAATCAACTTTCAGAAACATGGGGCAACTCCATGGAATTCATTGCGTATCTTGGCTGCCTTCCTTATGGAACAGGCTTTGAAATGAGAATTCCATTTGCACTCTACAAAGATCCAACTATTGCTGGAAATAAGAACTATTTTAAGTGGAGACTTGATGCGTCTGTTTCTCACTGGAAAGAGAAGTTCAAGTCGCCATTCGATGGCTTTGCACATGTTGTTATGGATGCAAGCGCAGTAATAGAGAGAACTTATCATCGTTGGCAAGAACCTGGATTCACGCTTTGGACAAATATTGCTAGTTCTGGAGCAAGTTATGTTGAAAATATTCCCGTGGAATGGGTTAAAGATCAATATAACTACACATTTGGAAACTCTGGTCCAAATGCAAATAAAGGAGTTGTTCTTGGTGTTGAGCGTTTTGCTCAGTACATGTTTAAGGACGATGTTGGGTTGAATGATCCGAATAGAAACGATCAACGGAGATTTAGTGGAGACACAAATCCTAGACACTGGTGTTTAGATAATGACAAAGCAAATGATCTTTTCTCGTCAGCACATGATATGCTTTTAGGACAAAGAAAATGGGGAACAACCTATTCGAATTCTATATGGGGTATGGGTGTTTGTGGTAGCACTGAACTTGGTGAAATATTTGCATCATGCATTCCACAAGACCTTGCGGACACCAATAAGTCTGCTATGAGTGCATTCCCATGCTTCTATAATACGTTTATAGAAGTAGAAAATGACGGAGACATAAAGTGGAAGAAAGTTAATGGAACATTTTTTAATAATACTAATGATGGTGTTCCGTGGATGCATGATAGAAGATTCCGCTTATTCTATCTTTATCCGACGATGTTGGCATTGAATACTAGCATCTTGGATCATTTCCACGATGGTATCGGGTATTACAATTACTTGAATCGATCTGGATGGTATGACAAGAGCCTGGGAATATTCTTCGAACCAAATATGGAAGCAAATCAAAAAGGCACTGTTGTTTCCAATTTTCCATATGCAAACAGAAGAACTCCAACAAAGCCACCGCAGAACTTTTGGACGGGAAATGCTCGTACATCTGAGTTCGAACTTCTTTATGCTTGCATGAAGGGTGGTATCACGGCAGGGCTTGACTCTTTGTATTTCAACGAACTTCACGAAGAACTTGTCAACGGGTTGATTGAGCCACCTGATACATCAAGAACTGGTTTCTTCCGTGCATTGGATTTTGCAGTATTTGGTGCATCGTATAAGCAATACACGGATACAGAAAGCACCCCATCAATAGTTCCGATGCTGCGACCAACATCCGTTTATTATAGAGGTAATCCTATTATAGGCGTTGGATTCTCTGGTGAGAATCTTGAAGTAAACAATACAGGTGGACTACCATTTGATCAATATCTTCAATTTAAGACTCTTGCGGAACAGATTCCTTTGGAGCGCAGGGTTGTTTTGCCGACATATTGGCTTCTTGATGGTCCTCCTGGACAAAGAAGAGCAGATTATTTTTGGAAGAAAACGAGTGATGGTACAACCTATGGATCAAATATTCCCGGTAAAACCTATACGTCGCAAGAGTTTGGTGGAACTTATCCGTATGGAGATACGGTTCCACTTCGATTTTCAACGATATGGGCATATGAACACAGAAACAATGCAAAGGAGTCGTTTCAAAACTTCTTGAAGCAAGCAAAGAATGATGGCTTGTTTTTTTCACACTTGCAGGATGATTCCGAAACTGGTGGGTTTTTTGCATATGGTAGTTTCTATGACGATCAAACACCAGGAAACACCGCAGCCATAGATGCATTTGCTCAGAATGTTAATTATCTGCAAATACCAGATGCCAGAGGAAAGAAGGCTATGGTACTAGACCCAAGATTCCGTGGTATCACTAGTAGTATAACTGGTAGAAGTTTTGCTGAAGAGTTTGAGTTTTATTACAACCAATACCGTCTTGCAAATGGATCTGGTATTTGTGGTGCTTCTGCTGAAACTATTCTCAACTCATATTTGACAGATATAACCGACAGATTTGACTTTACACCTTTATATGGAATAGAAAGAGATAAGCAATATCAATGGTATGCTTGGAATTCTGCCATATACACATTTTGGCATGGAGATTCGAAGACAAAAATTATAGGTGGTGCGTGTAATGATGAACCTGGTTTTGAATCAGTTCTGTGTGCATCTGCTGATGTACATGCTATGTCGGCAGCAGAATCTAAATTTTCTACCGATCTTAATGGGCATCAAAGAGCGCAAGTTTACATTCCTGGTTACGGACATGTATGGCATTCCTACGCTCAACTCGCTGGTGGAAAACTAGCAAATGGTCTGGATGGGGGTGGGGGTGGATATGTATTAAATTATGGATATCCACCGTCTCAATCAACAGATGAAGACGTTAGATATGGTAAATCTTTTGGTTGGCATCCAGTTAGTGAAGGTGGTATTACTTTTGGAAATTCAGCGTATCAAGCATTTATAAATGATATTAGACGAGTTCGGGGAATTCTACGATCAAAGCCTGATGCATATCTTGATGGTATGTACACTTGGGTTGTTTCTTCATTAGGAGGAACAGATGGTGGTTATAGTGGTGGTGCATTAGCGACTCAGTTTTACGAAGGAAATTGTTATGCCGCTGAATACTATAAAGAACATATTTTTCATCTATGTTTGAATGGAGTAAGAAGAATCAATCCATTTCATGTAGCGTCTGGTATTGGTGCGGGTGGAGAAAATGCTGAATCAATTGAACTAAATACTCCCAGACTTCTAAATGAATGTCTCGTTGAATGGAGAGAAGTGAGTGGCAATACTGTGGGTTCTCCATGCACCAATTCCACAGCAACAGTGGGTGCAACTGTTGATAGAATTGATTTGTTTCAAGCAGGAACAAATTTGGTAATAAGTGGTGCTATGACTACAGATCCTACAAAGAGACTTTGGAGAATTACAGTTCCTCCGAATAAAACCACACTGACCAAAACAAGCACAACACAAACAAATCTACCTACTACTATATCGATACCATCCGGTAGTAAGGGAGTTTGGCTTGAATCACCTGAATCTTATGGTTTACCAGAATATGAATCATCTTAACCTTGACATCTTGTTTTTTTGACATAGACTGTTAGTATGAACATCTTCGTATTGAATCGTGATCCACTGCTCGCAGCAATTAATATGTGCGACAAACATGTAGTCAAGATGATTGTAGAGGGTTGTCAGATGCTCTCTACAATTCACCGCATGGCAGGGAGTCATGTTGTTTACGCTCCTGTCGATCTCTATAAAATGTCATTCATGAATCACCCATGCACAGTGTGGGCAAGACATTCAGTTGAAAACTACATGTGGCTTGCACATCATACACATGCACTTTCTTGTGAATACACAAACCGATATAAAAAGACTCACAAAGCATTTGAGATGACTTATTGGTTCTGTAGACACGTTCCTACAAACATTATTCACAACAACAAACTGACTCCATTTGCACAGGCAATGCCTGATCAGTACAAGCATGAGGATGCAGTTGTTGCCTATCGTCAATATTACCTTGGCGAGAAGGCTAGATTTGCCAAGTGGAAGTTTGGAAATGTTCCTGCTTGGTTTGAACAAAAGAATCCGATGCTTGGTCTTGAAGTGGCTGTATAAATACCGTTGGAGTGAACAATGTTAGTCTTTGATAGCATTCGTTGGAAAAACTTTCTTTCATACGGCAACTATTTCACGCAGTTGAATCTTGCTAAAACAGAGATGACTCTGATCTGTGGCGAGAATGGTGCGGGTAAGACCACATTCCTTGATGCGCTTACCTTCTGTCTTTTTGGCAAGCCTTTCCGCAACATAAACATCCCACAACTACCAAACAGCATCAACAATAAGGATTGCCTTGTTGAATGCGAGTTTCACGTTGGTAGTTCCAAATATCTTGTTCGTCGTGGTTTGAACCCAAAGATATTTGAGATCCATAAGGATGACAAACTTTTGGATCAAGACTCCAAGTCCAAGGACTATCAGAAAATGTTTGAGGAGCAAATCCTCAAGATGTCCTACAAGGCTTTCTGTCAAGTTGTGATACTTGGCTCCACGAACTATGTCCCCTTCATGAGACTGCCAGCGGCTGATAGGCGAGCCATTGTCGAATCTCTATTAGACATTGGTGTATTTTCTTCGATGAATGTTGTTCTCAAGGATAGAATTTCAACCAACAAGGATGATCTGCGTACCTGTGAGACATCGGTGGAGATTCTAGAAAGCAAGAAAGAGACGCAGAGAAAGTATCTTGATGCTCTTGAAGAGAAGAGTCGATCATCTCTTGAGGGTCTTGAGGAAGAGATACGGAACAATGAAAAGGCTCGCGATTCTCTGTCCGCGATTGTGGTTAAGGGTGGTAACGTGTTGTCTGTACTTGGGAAGAACCGAGATCTTCGTCGCAAGAAGGAACAATCCATCAGCGACATGACCAAGATTAAAAACACGCTTGAGAATAAGTTCAATATTCTCACTGAAGAGACATCAATTCTTGTAACCACGAAAGATGTTCCCTGTCCATCATGTGGACAGTCTCTCACAGAAGAGCATCGTGAGAAAGAGATTGTAATAAAGAAGGGAAAGATAGAGGAGATACGAAAGGCTCTTCTTGATGTTGAATCGCGTATTGCCACCGAAAGAAAATTCATCACAGACAACAAGTTAGACAACATCGAAGTTGAGTATGAAAAGTTTTTGTCTGCTCTGAATGAACACAGACAAAAACTTGCCGTTGCTGAGAAGATGATTGAACGTCTCAACGCTGACGTGGAAAAGATTAAAAAGTCTCAGCAAAGCCTGACAACTGAACAGGATGTTCTTGATGAACTTGAGCAGAAATGGGAAGACAGTAAAAAGCATTATGACGAGAAGCAAGAAGAACAGAAACTTCTTTCCTCTGCACAAACGGTTCTGAAAGATAGTGGCATCAAAACGAGAATCATCAAGCACTATCTTCCCATCATGAATAAGTTGATAAATCACTACCTTGCGTGTATGGACTTCTTCGTGCAGTTCAATCTTGATGAAAACTTTGGAGAGACGATTAAGTCGAGGCACCGTGATGAGTTCACATACGCTTCCTTCAGTGAAGGTGAGAAGATGCGTATTGACTTGGCACTATTGCTTGCATGGAGAGAGATTGCAAGGCTGAAGAACAGTACCAACTGCAACCTTTTGGTTCTTGATGAGGTATTTGATTCAAGCCTTGACTCGACAGGGATGGATGAGTTTATGAAACTTATCAAGAGCCTTGGCAAGAGATGCAACATATTTGTCATCTCACACAAGACAGATCAACTCACAGATAAGTTTCAAGAAGTTCTCACGTTCAGTAAGAAAAACAATTTTAGTAGGATCAATCGATGAAAAACTATTTTCTCAGAAGCAGATTTGCAAAAGCATGGCAAGTGGCAGATTCTCTTGCATCTCGCGGTTTGGTTGGTGCTAAAGTCTCTGAAGAAATTCGTGATATGCGAGACATATCGTGTCACGGTTCAGAAACTTTGGGTCTTGCTCCATGTGAAAGTAGATTGGAAAGCAAGAAGCATCCAAATTCATTCATTTGCGAGGCTTGCAACTGCGGGGACTTTTCACACACCCAACTCACAAATCTTGATGAGAATCATTATTCCAAGTTGGATTACCCGCGTGTTCATTGTCCCAAGAATATGCCAGGGTTCAGCAATTACATTCCTTTGACAATATCAGAGAATAATATGAGAAAGAAGTTGATTGAGGACACATTTGGTGTAGATTACCTATCTCAACTCTTAGTAGAGAAGAAGGAGACAGAGAAGTGAGCAAGAACTGGAAAGATGTTGGTGGATCAGACCCCTTCGATAAGGGACATTCATCTTCTCGCGGTAGAAAGCATGAGCGACGAGGACACCGACATGAAAGCAAACATCACTTGAGAGATCTCAAGGATATGGTGAATGGTGGCGAAGAAATTGACGAAGACCTCATGGATGACCTTGAGGAGGAGGACTAAATTATGAAGATCAGCAAGAAGACATTTGACATCCTTAAAAACTTTTCTGGCATTCGTTCATCAATCTATGTTGACAAGGGTAGCGTGATTCGCACCGTGTCTACAGCAAAGAACATCATGGCAGAAGCCAAGGTGGATGAAAACTTCCCCAAGCCATTCGCGATTTTCGATCTTGGAAAGTTCATTGCCACCACAAGTCTGTTTTCGGAAGCAGACTACAACTTCGATGACAAGTGTGTGGTTGTCAACTCACAGAAGGGTGGAGAGATCCAATACTTCTATGCAGATGAGAAGTTGATTGAGAAGGCAACCCGTACTATCAAGATGCCAGAACTCAGTGCTGAGTTTGAACTATCGTCTAATCAAATTGCAGAGGTTCAGAAGGCTGCTTCTGTACTGCAACTTGATACCCTCTGCATCAAGCCAAATGCTGCTAGTGGTATTGAGATTGTTGCATTTGATAGGAAGATTGGACTCAATAGCGCGTCGAACACATACAAGGTTCCTATCAAAGCCAAGTCTGTGAATACAAGTGGTTCTGTATACATCGACATTGAACTGCTCAAGATGCTCACCGATGATTATGTGGTTGAGATCGGCGGTAGTGCTGTAGCCAAGTTTACTGGCACAAAAAATGGCGTTACCTATTGGATTGCTCTTCGCCCCGAAACCAAGTGAATGGAGTGAATAATGCTCGCTACAGACGAATATCTGTGGTCGGAGAAGTATCGTCCCACCCGAATCGCAGATTGTGTTCTTCCGCAAGACATTCTCAAGACATTTGAAGAAACGATAGATCGTGGTCAGATTCAAAATATGCTACTCGCTGGTGGTCCTGGCGTTGGAAAGACCACAGTTGCAAAGGCTCTGTGTGATGAACTTGGGTGCGATTGGATTTTGATCAACTGCTCCGAAGATGGAAACATTGACACCCTGCGGACTAGGATTCGGGATTTTGCAAGTTCTGTTTCCTTTAGTGGTGGTGCCAAGGTAGTCATCCTAGACGAGTTCGACTATTCCAATCCACAATCCATGCAGCCAGCACTTCGTGGCTTCATGGAGGAGTTCTCAAAGAACTGTCGGTTTATTCTGACTTGCAACTACAAGAATAGAATCATTCAGCCTCTTCATTCCCGATGCACAATCATCGACTTCCGCATTCCTTCGACCGAAAAGCCGAAGATGGCAAAGCAGATGATGAAGAGGGTGTGTGCTATTCTTGATTCGGAGGAGATTCAGTATGATCAGAAAGTCATTGCTGAATTGGTCATGAGGCGTTTTCCCGACTTCCGAAGACTCATCAATGATCTTCAGAAGTATGCCCTTGGTGGGAAGATCGATGTGGGTATCCTTGGTACGACTGCCACAGACAAGATTAATGATCTTGTCGGTTATATGAAGAAGAAGGAGTTTGGATCCATTCGAAAGTGGGTTGCCAGTAACATTGACAACGACCATGTCGGATTGTTCCGCAGCATCTATGATTCCATCTATGAAATCCTTGAGCCTCAGTCTATTCCTCATGCTATCCTCACCCTTGCCGATTATCAGTACAAGTCTGCATTCGTGGCAGACCAAGAGATCAACACCATGGCTTGCCTTAGCGAACTGATGGTTTCGTGCGAGTTCAAGAAATGAATGATTCACCATTTGACTTTCTAAACAGTATCAATCTCACCAAGAAGAATCTTATTCGTGAGGAAGGTAGAGGGGCATCTGAGTATGCCCCCTATCTCATGAATAGAGGTCTTTCGCAATTTCCCGATACCATAATGCACTCAAATGAGATGAATATGCGTGGTCATCTCGACAAGCAGATGCAGTATGAGTTCTTGCTCCATAGCATTAGACCGCGTAAGCGGGTTGGGAAATGGGCAAAGAAGGAAGATGCCGAGGTCACACAGAAGATCGTGGACATCTTCGGGTGTTCTGTGCGTAAGGCAGAGGAGATAAAGACAACCTTGGACAAGAAGACCATTGCCAAGATTGTCAAGCGTGAATCTGAGATGCGTGGAGGAGTTTGAAATGCTAAATATTATCGATATTCGCAAATGTTTGATTGATTGGCGAGGTCGATATGGAAAAAAGGACATTAAGCCTCAAGGCAGAGGATTTGCTTGAGGTGACATTGAAAGCAGACGACGACTTTCTTAAGGTGCGGGAAACTCTTACGAGAATAGGAGTTTCCTCCAAGAAAGAAAACAAGTTGTATCAGAGTTGCCATATACTACACAAACGTGGCAAGTTCTACATAGTACATTTTAAGGAACTGTTTGCACTTGATGGTTTGCCTACAGACATTGATGATACAGACATCGGTCGCAGGAACACAATCGCAAACCTCCTTGAGGAATGGGGTCTTGTTGACATAGTTGACAAGAAGAAGGCAGGAGATCCAATTGTTTCTCTTGCTCAGATGAAAATAATCCCGCATAAAGATAAACAGAACTGGGAACTCGTACCTAAATACCATATAGGTAAGAAGAAGAACTGAACATCAAGGAGTCTTTATTATGAAGCCCACGCTTACGCTGTGCATGATTGTGAAAAACGAGTCGCATATCATACTTGAGTGCCTCAACTCAGTATACAAGTACATTGACTATTGGGTCATCTGCGACACAGGTTCTACCGACAATACCAAGGAGATCATCACCAACTTCTTCAAGGAGAAGGGTATTCCTGGTGAGATCCATGACCACGAATGGAAGGACTTTGGTCATAATAGAACACTTGCGTTCAAGGCTGCTGAAGGAAAAGCAGACTACGCATGGGTAATCGATGCAGACGATTACCTTGAGGGTGAACTAGTTCTTCCGCCCACCACAGAGATTGATAGTTATGCTCTTCGCATCAAGCGTGGATCGTTCTTCTGGTGGCGCAATCAAGTATTCAAGTTGGATTCCAAGTGGGAATACAAGGGCGTTCTGCACGAATATGCGGCTTGCGAAAAGCAGAATGCGAAGATCATCAAGTTGGAAGGTAACTACAACATCTGCGCTCGTACCATGGGTGGAGCGAGAAATGTCGGTATCACTCCTGTTGAGAAGTACAGCAGAGATGCTGAGGTTCTTGAGAAGGCAATGCTTGAGGATCCAACCAATACCCGACACCAATTCTATCTTGCTCAATCTTACTTTGATTCGCAACAGTGGGAAAAGTCTGATGCGGCATACCGCAAGCGTGTGGAGTTAGGTGGTTGGGAAGAAGAAATCTTCTATTCTCTTTACCGCATTGCAATGATTGCGGCAATCACTAACAAGACATTTGGTGAAATCAAGGAGAAGTTCCTCATGGCATGGAACTATCGTCCTATTCGTGCAGAACCCCTCTACCAAATTGCAAAGATGTATCGCTTGGTAAATCAACCAAGACTTGCGTATCTCTATGCGTCTATGGCAAAGACAATGCCTTATCCTAAGTTTGATATTCTATTCATCGATGAGGATGTCTATCGTTGGCAATGTGATGATGAAATCGCAGCAACTGCTTTCTATCTTCACAAGTATGATGAAGGTATTGCTGCATGTGAATCCTTGTTGAAGAATTCAACCTTCCCCGATACAGAGCGTCCTCGTATGGAAGCAAATCTTGCAAACTACAAGACAAAGATGCAAGAAATGGGTGGTGTTCTTCAAGCCATGCGAGATATGGAAGGACAAAAGCCAGTCGCAGTACCAAGCCCTACAGAAACTATGCTAAAGCAGCAAGAAGACGAAGTGGCAAAGCGCAAGCGGCTTGAGATGCTCCTTGACCGCAACAAGAACAAGAAAAAGTTCAAAGCCCGACGATAATCAAAGGAGATTTATATTATGCTGAAAGTGTTCAAAGTGAACCCCAATGCTATCGTTCCATCCTTTGCAACCGAACAATCTGCATGTTTTGATTTGACTGCCTGTCTCATGGGTGTTGAGAAGGTAAAGGCTTATACTCGTATGAATGAGCCTATTGAACTTTATTGCACAGATAAAGTTGAAATTCCAGCAGAGTTTCGTGTTCTTATCCCCACAGGATTAATATTCGATATCCCTGAAAATCATTCTGTTCGTGTTCATCCACGATCTGGTCTTTCTTTTAAGAATGGGCTTGTCACACAGAATGCAGAAGGTATAATCGATGCAGACTATGTGGAGGAATGCTTCGTCATGCTCAAGAACGATTCTCTTTCAAGAATCACGATTGAGCATGGAATGCGTATTGCTCAGGCAGAAATGGTTTGTAACCTTGACTACATTCTCGTTGAATGTGGTGAAAGACCTAGCAAGAAGACCTCAAGAGATGGTGGGTTTGGAAGCACAGGAGTTAAATAATGTACGGAGGTGATATGACACGCGAAGAACTGTTGAAGCACCACGAAGTTCTCTGCAAGCAAGCACGGGAACTCATGGACAAGAAGAACCGAGACTATGCTGGTAATGATGGCAAGGAGCCATTCGCAAACTTCACCCGAGTCGAAGCAATGGGTATCTGTTCCACGGAACAGGGTTTCATGGTTCGTCTCACAGACAAGATGAGTCGCTTGTCCTCCATTCTTGCATCGGGCAAGCAACATGTAAAGGATGAATCGTTTGAGGACACAATGGTTGATGTCATCAACTATATCGTTCTCCTCTCTGCATATCGTCAAGAGAAGAGACTCAAGGTACAATACGGAGACTCTCTGTTCAACTGCACTACAAGGGAACTCTCATGAATGGATTTCGTCCCGTTGGAAAGTTTGTTGCTCTGAAGGCAGAGTTTGGTGGTCAGAAGACCACTGAGGCTGGCATCATCTACAC